CAAAGAGGAGGAGAAAAAGCAGGAGTATGATAATAATATTCTAGCTGTCGTCACTCCAAAAATTCACGCGCAGGTTATGGGTGAAAATGAAGCAATAGCTAGAAACGATGCCCAGCATGGTACACATCCTATGCCAATAGACACTCATACAATTTCTTCTAATTGGTCCCCTGAAGCACATTGTATCGGAGAGAAGATAATGTCAATTAGGCAACTGATTAAACGTTTTGGAGCATTTTACAGCACGACTATGAACAGCACTAATCCTCAGACTATTATAGCCCCGTTTTCTGTTACTTCACCAGTAGACACAACTGCAGAAAACAAAAACATTACTATGTGGGAGTACTATTATTACATTTATGCTTTTTGGCGTGGTTCTATGCGTATCAAAGCAACCAATGTTATTACTCCTTCTAGTGGTGCCACTACACCGCCAGTTAAAGGAGGTTTTGTTTCTATGTATCTCTTTAACACGGTTCAGGACGCTTTTAATACAGTTGTGAACGACTTCACCACTGGTCTCCCTATTCAAGTTGGTAATTTGGCTGCTCCCGGATTAACCAATATGGGTACTTCTGCGGTTGTGGTTGATCAACAAGTTGAAGGGATGGTTGAGGTTGAAGTTCCGTATTATAACGTTTCACACATTAGCCCAGCCACTGTATTCGATTCTGGTACATCACGACCGATAACTGTGACTGACGTTTTGCGCGGTCACCTCCCTCCCGCTGTTTTGCTTATGCAACCACAAGGCAATATACCAGCAGGCATAAGTAACGTTGCCTCCTTCTGGCGTGCACCTGGCGACGACTACTCGCTGATGTATATCGTGGGTGTGCCTCCCTTGGTGAATGTAATTCGCCAGTAAACTCCCTTACTGTTCCCAATCCTTTAAAATTTGTGGGAATAGACATTAATTAACTCTATATTAGATAGTATTAGATCAAGTTTCTTTTTGGTTTTGGGTTTTATTCAGTAACTATCTGCCCTATTACACGGGTATTATTTCAAATTCTTGTCCCTTCTGGACTCTTTTCTTATTTTTGTCAGAGTCCGTAGGGGCTACCAGGTTTTTCGCAATTTTCCTGCTAACTGACAG